ACCCTTTACCGGGATAAGGTGATTGTTAACCGGCTGACCCAAAGGCAATCGGTCAATGTGCCTTTAATGAAGTATGGCATTAAGACGATCATGAAAGACATTGACGATCCGCCCATGCTCTATTTCTACAACCGGGACAACGACACCCAAAAGGAAGTCTTGTACAACGAATACTGGAATCACTGCTGGCGCACCGGTAAGGGAGTAGTTAAGGATGTGGTAGATAAGAAACAAAACTTATTGTTTGGCCGCACCTTTAAGAAGCTCAACATTGTCGGCGGCAAGTTTGACTTTGAGATTATAGATCCCCAGGATATGCTGATAGACCGGTTTGTGGATCCCGCTAACCTAGATACTGCCCGGTTTATCTGCCAGGAACACATCTTCAAGCCGTTGACCTCACTTCTCAATAATCTCTTTTATGACAAGGCAGCCGTTAAACGCTTGCAGAACTATCTCCAGTCCCGTCAGGGCTTAGAGAAACTATCGGAGAACGCCCAGAGTTTAGTGGATAAGAATCAGCGCCTAGCTACCATGGGTCTAACCGATGTCAATGATCCGGAAGTGGGTGAGGCTTACGTAGAGTTAAACGAGATCTTAATGAAGGTTCATGACGATAAGCTGGACCGGGACCGCTATATGTTTATCGTCCTGGCCGAGGATGTAGAGAACCTGGCCAATATGCCCTTTGATGTGTTGGTAGGTAAGACCGAGGATGACTATTGGATGGACCACAGTAACTTTGTCACCTGGGGCGAGGACGTAGAGCGCACCGACTTTTGGAGTGATGGAGTAGCTGATATTCTGCGTACTCCGAATAAGATACTCAACAGCTGGATGAGCCAGTTGGTAGAGAACCGGACTTTGAGAAACTACGGGATGCAATACTATAACTCAACCGTGGAGGGTTTCTCACCGCAGACCTTTGAACCGGTGCCCTGGGGCTGGTATCCGATACCCGGCAATCCCAAAGATATGGTCCAAAAGATTGATATCCCCGATCTCTCCGAATCCTTGGATGAGATGCAGTTCATTTTGTCTCTCTCGGAGAAGGCGACAGCGGCTACCGCTACCCAACAGGGTGCGATACAGCCGGAGAAAGTCACTCTAGGCGAGATCCAGTTGGCCCTCCAGAACGCCCAGGAGCGCATTAAAAGCATGGCCTCTCTCTACACCGATTCGTGGACCGAGTTTGGCACCAAGTACATTAAACTCTTAGATGCCGCCTCGGACCTGATAGATGAGGTAGATATTTATAAGAAGGGTAAAGGCACCAAACACGTTTATTCTAAGACCGTTGGTCCGGATAAATGGGCTACCAAGTCTGGTTATGAGGTAGAGGTTAAGGATTTATCCCAGTCACAGTCACAGGGTACCGATACTTTGCAGAAACTAAATGCCGCCATGACCGTGATGCCTACCAATTCACCTTTAGCCGATATTTATAAGCGTAAGTTACTGGAGTTTGCCGAACTCAATGCCAATGAAGTCAAAGAAGTCATGGATGCGGAGAAAAACGCGCTGACTGCCCAACCCAATCTTGGAGGCCCAGGTATTAATGCTACTGCTGGACAGCCGGCCGGCGGCCAGCCATCTCCTCAAGGTATGGTACAGTCAATGCCGCCGGCACCGGCTAATCAACCAATGGCCCAATAATTTATGGATAAGATCTTAGAATTACTCGGATTGAAATGGGAAGATCTCAACACCGCCGAGCGGGAAACGCTCATGTCGTGGGTTAAGGCTGCCAACAGCAAGCAAGTCGGCCGGAATGAGATCAAAGAGTATGTCCAGCGCCTCCGGATGGATGTAGACAATCAGTTGGCCACCGAGAAACTTAATAAAAAGCAGGATCTTTTCTTAAAGGCCAGGTTGAAGAACCTCATCTTACTAGAAGCCTTTATGATCGGTCCGGAACAGGCTAAGAAATCATTGGAAATGTATGCCCAGAATCTAAGGAGGTAGTATGCCGGCAGCGTTTGATAAATGTGTGGCTGATGGTGGCCGAGTAATCACCAAAACAATCAATAAGACACAATATATGCACATCTGTTATATTAATGGCAAGTCTTATTCTGGAGAGGTTAAGACTAAGAAAGCAGCCGGTAAACCCCGGAGAAAGAAATAATATGGCGAAAGTTGTCAAAGCGCCGGAAGAGTTTTTAGTCATTCTCGGCGAACTGGTCCAAAAGAATGTGAACGCCTTGACTGAGGCTGATAAAGCCTTTATCCGGGCCAGATCATCCTATTTAACCGGTGACCAGGTTAAAAAGTTTGAATCAATCTTGCCCAAAGTGGTTACTAAAAAATAAGTGTGTTTAGATAGCCAAAACATATCTAACACCTTTCTACTGGAAGGACTGATATATGGCGAATCCTACTAATCAAGTGGATCCCGAAGAGTTAAAAAAGAAGATTGAAGCGATAGATGAACCGGAACCTGAAACCCCCAAGTCGGCGGAACCAGAAACTAATGAGGCCGAGGTAGTGGATGAACCACCGTCAAAGGCGGAAACTCCAGCGGAAACAGTTGAGGAAACTGCAACTCCAGCGGAAGAGGAAACCGACTGGAAAGCCCGGTATGCCGGTTCTACCCGGGAAGCCCAAGTCCTAGCGGCTAAGAACAGGCAGATCACCGAGGCGGTATCTAGTGCTGCCCAGATTGAAATCTCGGATGCCGAGATGCGTTCCCTTTACAACGAGTGGGAGATGATGGATGAGGTCCAAAAGAAAATGGCCAAAGAGAACGCCTTGGCCAGTAAGCGTTTCCAATTGATCCAGGAAAAGGTAGAAGAGACTAAAAAGGTGGATGAGTGGGTAGATAAAGTCAAACAGTTTAGCACCGATCCGGTGACGCTATCCAAGTATTCGGCCTTAGAAGGCCATGAGACCGAGTTTGCCCAGTATGCCATGGTTCCTTCCCGGTTGAATCAAGATATGGACGACTTGGCTAGATCTTTTCTCTATAATTTGAAGCCGGCCGAGAAGAAACGCAAGACTTTATTCCAGACCGGTGGCGGCGGGCCGGAAGCGCCTAAACCCAAGGAGTTGTCGGTAACGGAGATAAAATTTATCAGGGAGAATCAACCTAAAGAATATGAGCGCCTGTTGAAACTAAAGAAGATCAAAATAGAGATCTGATTTGACAGAGTACAAGTATTACCTCTATCATATAGATAGTTCTCCTAACACCCGTAACCGCGGGACTGGATGATTCCTTTAATAGTTTAAACGAGTGAAAGGAGCCATCTATGGCAATTCCCGCAGGGACCGTGGCTTATCCCACCAAACTTGCTGAAGCATTTGCAAGCAAAGCCTTAGAAATCTACTACGAGACAGCCGTAGCGGATAAAATTACCAACAACGACTATGAGGGTGAAATTAGAGACAAAACCTCTAAGCTGAATATTCTCACTTTTGGTGCCTTATCGCTGCAAAACTACAGCGGCACCGCCTTAACCGCCAGTGATATCGGGGAGTCAAACGCTCTCTTGACCACTGACCAAGCTAAGGGTTACTATTTCAAGATCAAAGACTTGGACACTTTAAAGTCCTATATTAAGAATCCGGAATCGCCAATTGTCCGCCAGATAAATAATCTCATTCAAGAGACGATTGATGCCTATGTTTTGTCCTTCTGGGCAGACCTTGGGGCCGGGAATATGCACGGGACCGATGTTACCACCGGGACAGTCACGGTTGATGTGACTACCGGGGTAGTCACTCATTCGGGTACCTCATTTACCGCCGCGTGGGTGGGCAAAGGTTTTAAGGCAACCGGTCATACTAAGTGGTATCGGGTGAAAACCTATACCGATACTTCCCATGTCATCATTGAAGATGATTATGATGATGTGGCTTCGGCCTATACCGGTGGAGCGATCACGGCTGGATCTACTTATCAGCTCCAAGCTCTCACTCCCATTCAAACCACTAAAGCTCTGGTTTACGAACATGTAAACACTTTGGCCCGGTTCCTAAATGAGAACAAAGTGCCTAAAGCAGACCGTTTCTTAGTTGTGCCGGCTGGTGTTTCGGCCTTAATGCGTTCAGCTCCCGAGTTTATCCCGGCGGTTGAGTCGGCCTACAATGAAGTGGTCAAACGCGGTCTAATCGGTCAAATGGGCGGCTTTACCGTCTATGAGAACCAACAGATCGTCGGTGATTCGGTGAATGGCTGGAGAGTCTTAGCCGGTCACAAGTCGGCTATCGTTTTCGGCATGGCCATGACTGAATCTAAAGTTGAGACAGATCTGGCTGGAGACTTTGGATCCGGTTACAAGGGATTGACGGTGTACGGGGCAAAAGTACCCGATGAACGCCGGAAATGCCTCGCCGTTGGTTATTGGAAACTTTAAAATAGAGTGATCTAAGGGGCAGTTATCTAAAGGATACTGCCCCTTAGACAGGATTAGAGGATTGGGGATCATATGAGCCAATACTTTCCAACATTAGATGATTTACCCGCTATAGATAGAGAAGAGTTAATAAGGATTTATCATAAGCAGTGGAGTTGGTGGACTTCCCTTTACCCTGACAATTGTGATTTTACGGTGGCCAGTTGGGCCGGTAATGTGTGCCGGGCAATTCCTTTTAAAGATCATTATGAACCCGGACCGGACCTTGAAGCTTGGGAAAAAACCTATTTAGCCGCTCGCAGCCGTTATTTATATAACCGGGTTATCAGAACCGATCCCGTCACCGGTTATATCATGGAAGCTGAAGGTTTAGCTGAAGGAGACTATGCCAGCGGGATCCCCGGTTTTGCGGTTGGTTG